ACCGACGACATGGGACTGCAGGGCTTCGCCGACGGCAGCCAGGTTCCTCAGATGAACCCTGGAATGTCCGCGTACATGCCCCAGGAGATGGTCCGCCGCGGAGGCAACAGGATGCCCCCGGGCAGGATGAACCCCAACGTTATGAACCCCAGGAACATGCCCGCGATGCCGCCAGGGCAGATGCAAGACATTCGCTCCATGGGCCTTCCCATGGGCGGCATGCCCGCCGCAAACGTTGGCGCTGGTGCCATGGGTGCCGGGATGCCGGGCGCTGGTGCCATGGGTGGCATGTCCGACCAGGAGCGTGCCATCCTGCAGGGCCTGCAGGCCGTGGGCGCCTACTGCGCCGGCGGTAAGGCCTAACCATGCCGATCGAGTCTAAGGCCCAGCAGGGGGCCATGTACGCAGCCGCCCAGGGCAAGAGCACCCTGGGCATTCCCAAAAAGGTCGGCAAGGAGTTCATCAAGGCCGGCCCCGCTAAGAAAAACCTGCCAGCCAAGAAGACAGCCGGCCGGGGGAGATAATCCGTGGCCTACTCAGGCACAACAAACGAAACCAAGGTAAACGTCGGTCAGATGATCGAGTTTGCCTTCCGCGAGGCGGGCAAGACCGCTGAGGAGCAGACCTCCCAGTACATCGACGCCGGCAAGCTCGCGCTCTTCTACATCCTGCAGAACCTCTCCAACCGGGGGGTTAACCTGTGGATGCTGGAGAACAAGCTCATCGGCACGGTGAAGGACCAGACCATCGTCACGATGCCCCCGGGCACCGTGGACGTTCGTGAGGCCAACTGGCGGTACATCGTCACCCCGTCGATCTCGGGCGCGCTGCCGACGGCCAACGCCAACGCGGGGAACCTGTTCGACAACGACCTGGACACGTACGCGACATCAATCGCCGGCTCCAACAACTGGTTCGGCGCGTCGTACACAGACGGCGAGCGCATATTCCAGGTCGGCTTTAACTCGTACGGGGCGCAAACCCTTAACCTGGTGTACGAGACCAGCGAGGACGGCGTCACCTGGACGAACCGTTACACGCTGCCAGAGATCACACTAGCCGACCGGGAGTGGTACTACTTTGCCGTAGACCCAAGCCCGGGGTACTCGTACTACCGGATCCGTGAGACCGTGCTGTCGACGTTCTCGCTGCGGCAGCTGTCGTTCTCGTACACGCAGCAGGACATTCCACTGTCAAGGCTCAACCGCGACGACTACTGGAACCTGCCGAACAAACAGTTCGAGAGCCAGCGCTCGCTGCAGTTCTGGTTCGACCGGCAGATCACGCCGCAGATGTACCTCTGGCCGATCCCGGACAATGACTTCCAGCTCTTCCAGCTTATTATTGAGAAGCAGCTCCAGGACGTGGGCACGCTAACAAACGAGCTGTACATCCCCAACCGCTGGGTTGGATGCGTGCAGAAGCAGCTCTCGCATCAGATGGCGATGCAGATCCCCGGCGTTGACCTGGGTCGGATCCAGTACCTGGAGGGGCAGGCCGCTCAGTGGTACGAGATGGCCGCGGCGGAGGAGCGTGACAAGTCGCCAATATTTTTTACCCCAAACATTTCGCCGTATACAAGATAATGAGCACTGCTTCGGTGTATTGGATTCGTTTAAAAGAGCACTCCAATATTTTTTGTGACGGATATGTGGGCGTTACAAAAAACACGAAGCGGCGTTGGAACCAACATGTTTCTGCTGCAAAATTAAACAAGCATGAAAACGAACATTTAAATTTTGCAATATTAAAATACGGTTGGGATAATTTAATAAAAGAAGTTGTTTTAGTTGCGGAAGAATCCTACTGCTATAAAATAGAAGGCAAGATAAGAGAAAAAGAACAAATTGGTTGGAATATAAACAGCGGCGGCAACAAACCTCCTGTAGCAAAACATAGGGGACAAAATTATGTCAGCCCACTTAAAGGGAAACCTAGGGCAACCCCTTGGCTTATCGGTAAAATTCTTTCAAAAGAACAACGCGAGCAAATAAGCAAAAATAGAAAAATAAAAGTTAAATACCAAAATGTTGTATACCAAAGCCTTGAAGATTTAGCAAAACATTTAAATGTTAAATATTCTACTTTGACGAATAGAATTTATAGAAACGCTAAAAAATGGGGATATGAGGTGTTAAAATAATGGCCGCCTACGAGATGACCTATGACAGCCTGGTTGAAGACGTGATCCGGTACTCGGAGCGCGACGACACCTCGTTCGTGGAGCAGATCCCCCGGCTGATCGCGATGGCCGAGCAGGAGATCGCGGCCCAGGTTAAGACGCTGTGGGAGCTCAACGTGGTTAACACGACGCTGATCTCTGGCTCATCGGGCGCGACGCTGATCAAGCCGGTGCGCTGGCGCAAGACGGTGTCGATGAAAATAAACGGCGACCCGGTGCTTCACCGCTCGCAGGAGTACGTCGCGCAGTATCAATCTGAATCCGCACAGGGGCAACCAAAGTACTACGCGGACTATGACTACGACCACTGGGCTCTGGCGCCAATTCCTGACGACGACTACCAGGTTCAGATCATTTACTACAGCCGCATTCAGCCGCTTGACTCAACAAACCAGCAGAACCTTATCACTCGTGAAGCACCCCAGGCCATTCTGTTTGGGACGCTGCTCCAGGCACAGGGCTACTTGAAGAGCCCGGACAAGTTGCAGCTCTGGCAGCAGATGTACAAGAACGCCATGGACGCGCTCAAGGCTGAGAACACGAGCCGCAACATTGACCGCAACACGACCGTTTCGGAGCCGTAATGACAACCTACACCTCACCATTTACCGGAGACATAGTCCAGCCGACCGACGTCAGCTACTACGCGCTGGCGTTCTCTACTAACCAAACCCTGGCGTGGCCCCCGTTCATCGCCGAGGGTGCGGACGTCATCCCAGCGGCTCGCATCATGGACTGCACCCCGTCAACGGGGGGCTTGATCGTCACGCTGCCGTATGGCAATCAGGCCTCGGTTGGCACCGACATTCTGTTTCGCAACCTTGGCGGGGTGTCGTTCACCATCCGCGACTCCGCCGGCGGGCAGTCGGTTGTGCTCGGCGCGGGAGAGGCCCGTTACTTTTACCTGGTTAACAACACGACCGAGGCCGGCGTGTACCGTAGCTTTACCTACGGCGCTGGCACGTCGTCGGCCGACGCCGCGTCCCTGGTGGGCAACGGCCTGGCGAACATTGGCGGGCTGCTTGAGACGTCCACCGAGGTCGTTCAGAGCTCGTCAAACATCGTCTTTACCGAGTCTGACAGGGCTCTGGCCTACGTCTGGACGGGTGGTCTTGGAACGGCGGATCTGCCAGTTCCCGCCACCATTCTGACCGGCTGGTACGTGATGGTTCGTAACGGTGGCTCGGGGGCCCTTACAATTAACGCGCCGTTCGGCAGGACAATCAACGGCAACGCCACGCAGATCCTTTACCCGACCGACTCGGCGATTGTCACGTACGACGTCACGTCGCAGAACTTTTTTACAATCGGCCTATCCCGGCAGACCACGGTGTCGTACACCGCGGCGACCTACGACGTTGACAGCGTGGTGGGTAACACGCTGAGCCTTGTAAACTTTGCGCCGTCAATTCAAACCTATGAGGCCTTCTCGGGGACGCGGACCCAAAACCTGGCGGTTATTCTGCCGGCGATTACACAGATCTACGTTATCAGTAACATCACCGGGCAGAGCGGGTACGCGATTACGTTTGCCGTTTCGGGCACGTCAAGCCCGCCCGTGTCCTTTGCAAACGGCACCACGGCCATTATTCTTACTAACGGCACCGAGACCTACGTGCTGTCTCAGTCTGTTACCGGGGTGTTCTACGCCGACAACGGGTCGGTGGGCTCTCCCTCGTACACGTTCAACTCAGACAACGGCACGGGCCTGTACCTGAACACCACGCACGACCTGCGAGTGGCGTCCAACGGCGTTGACGTTATGTCCTTCAACGCGATCAACCCCCTGGCGCTGCAGGTCAACACCGCGGCGCAGTTTAACGCGGCGCTGATCGCCGGCGGCACGTTCTAATGGCGGCTCAGCAGCAAGACCCAAACCTTTCCGCAATCTACACCCTGGGGGTTCGCCCGGGCATTAAGCGGGACGGCACGGAGTTTGAGTCTAGCGAGTTCACCGACGGGGTGTGGACGCGGTTTCAGCGTGGCGTTCCGAGAAAGATGGGCGGGTACCGGCAGATGTTCCGAGACGCCAACGGAATCCCGCGTGGCATCATCATCAACGCGTACAACGGCCTGAACTACATCTTCGCGGGCACTAATCAGACACTGGACGCGTTCACCAGCAGCACCAGCTTTGGTGAGGGAACCGGTCCCTTTTCTGGGGTGATGAACGTCGGATACGGCGAGCACACCCTGGTGTCAAACACCACGACTCAGTTTGTAATCGCCGGCGACGTCACCACCATATTTCCGGCCACCACCAAGGTGGTGTTCAGCCAAACCCCTGGCGCCACGCAGTACACAGTCTCAAGCGCGGTGTACTCGAGCCCCAACACCACCGTCACAATTCTCTCGGGCACCATCTCGGGCAGCCCCACAAAGGTCTGGCTGGCGGACACGTACTTCCAGCCGAACGACAAGAACCTGTGGCAGCTTGACATGCAGTACAACCCCGAGGGCGCCGCGTTACAGGTTCTGGCACACCCAGGGTTAAACCTTGAGAACATTGACAGCGGCGTGGTCACGCAAGTTTACGCCGGCAACATCCTGCCAAACTCCAGCAACGTCTGGAACTTTTACGGCCTTGCGGATACCTCGGGCTCTAACCCAACCTATGCCCCGATCGAGGTAGACGGCGGCCTGGTGGTGCTGTACCCGTTCCTGTTTGTGTACGGATCAAATGGGCTAATCGCCAACAACCACGTCGCCAGCGTCTACGGCGACCAGAACTTTAGCGACTGGAACGGCCCCCTGGCCAACCGCGTGAACATGGCCGCAGGTAAGATTGTCAAGGGTCTGCCGGTTCGAGGCGGTACCAACTCACCGTCGGGACTCTTCTGGGCCACCGACAGCCTTATTCGTGTTTCCTTTACTGGCAACTCTGATCAGTACTGGAAGTACGACATCATTTCCAGCCAGATCTCGATCATGTCGTCCAGCTCAGTCGTTGAGATGGAC